ATTCTTGGTCAAATGCTATTGTGTATGCTTTTATATTTGGTAATCTCTGTGCAAGTAGATATGTAATAATTGCTGAATCGATTCCTCCACTTAAAGATGTTGCAATAGGTACATCAGATAATAATCTTTTATCAACTGCTTTTTCTAATAATTTAAATGTAGTTTTACCAACCTCTTCATGTGATTTAGGTTTGGTTACTTCATCAGAAAATTTAAAGTAAAAGTTTTCATGAACCTTAAAATCATCAGTATCTAAATCTATTTCTATAAGAGTATTTTTAGGTACAATCTGCATATCATTTATACCTTCTTGAGTAAGGATAGATTTTATTTCACTCGCGATGATATATCTGTTAGTATTATGGATGTATAGGGGGATTTTACCCACCCAGTCACGAGATATTATCAATTTGTTCTTATCATATATAACAAAAGAAAACATCCCATCTAACCTCTCTAATTCGTTCTCTTTGTAAAGATATAATATAATCTCTGAATCAGAGTTTGATTTGAATTTATATCCTCTGCCTTCGTATTCTTTTCTAAGTTGAGGATAATTCCAAACCTCACCATTTACAATCAAGTGAGTATCATCAAAACTCATAGGTTGATTACCTAATGGAGATACATCATTAATTGATAAACGATTATGTCCTAAATGAATGGTTTTATCTTTGTATGTAAATTCTCTTATACCTCGATTATCTCTACCACGATGAGATATTTCTTCCAGCATGGTATCTACATCACTATTTTTATAACCAATAGTTGCTACGATTCCACACATACTATCTGTTTAATACTTCTAATAACTTTATTGTTTTCTTTTTTTCGTTATCCATATCACCGATATGACATGAACACGCAAGTGTAGTTACTTTTCCTAACTCTAATCCACTTTGTTCAGCAAGGAAGTGTCCCATCTCTGTTAGTGCAGTGTAATCTGCGTAACCACTTTTGGATACTCTATTTGAACGAAGAACTGATGTAAGGTATAGTTTACCATTTCTCGGTTTCAAATCAATCATACACATACAAGGTTGTGAATATGGATTTCTTGCATCTTTTGTAGGGTCAAAGATAATTAGTTCACATCTTTTTACTGCCTTACCACTTGAAAGGATTTTAATTACATTTTCAATTTGGTTAAATTCACCCCTCCATGATACCATTCTACCCCAATAAGATTGATGATAGTGGTCTTTTATAAATTTATAATCTAATCCTTTCTCTTCTTCAAAGAATGGATTATCTGATTTCTTTTCTTCTGGTTGGAGAAAGGTAACTGTTTTAGCAAAATCGATTCTATCATCTCCCATGATTTCTCTAAAATGGCCATCAAACCAATTATCTGATTTAAATTCTGTAATCTCAGTTACTACATTAAGTTCTTCTGTAAGATTACCAACCCTTACTCCATTTTCTAATAAATGTTTTGATACTTTTACCCAAGCATCACCAGGTGAAGTTGCTTCTATAACTGTCATATATGTGTCCAAGTTTTTCGTTTAACAATTTCTTCTACATTCCAAGTAGATACTTTAAAATTACGAGCTATGATATTGGTAGAAAAACCCTTAGAATAGAGTTCTCTAATTTGTCTCACTTGTTCAGATGTGAGTTTTGCTTTTGGGTGAGATTCCCCGCGTAACCTATTTGAAAAAAACCATAGGGATTTTACCATAACCTAAATTTTATATAATATACGAAAAAATATTTAAAAATCCAAATATTTTTCTAATTTTTTGCTTCGTTGATTGCGTTAATATACGCAAGTTCAGATTGTACTCCAACAAATCTCTGTACTTCTTCACCATTTTTTTCAACAATTACTGTTGGTACTGAGCGAACATAATACTTTTGAGCAATCTCAAATTGTGAATCTATATCAACACTCTCAAAAGAAACACCTTGAAATTTTGTTTGAACATTTTCTATTACAGGTGTTAGAACTTTACATGGGCCACACCATTCTGCGTAGAATTTTTTAACTGTTATCATTTTTTTCTCCTAATTAAATTTAACCATCACATGCAACACAATCTGGGTCTACTGCTCTTTCTGCAATATCTCCTCTAAGAACCGATTCGGTTCTCATGTAATACAAAGTTTTAATACCTTGTTTCCATGCTTCCATAGTAACTTGGTTTATCCACTTCGGTGTTGCAATCGAAGGGAATGCTAAATTTAATGAAACTCCCTGGTCTATGTACTGTTGTCTTAAACCAGCTTGTTTTACCAAGTCCATTTGGTTAATTTCTTTGAATGTTTTAAAGACATCTTTGACAGGATATGTTTTTTCTCTATCTCCATTTTGTATATCTTTACAAAGAACCATTTTACCATCTAAGTAACACCATTTATCTAATTCTTTGATATCTTGGACTGAACCACCATCTGCCAAAATTTTATCCCATGTGTCTTTATTATTGATACCAGCCTTTCTAAGTGCTTTTATTAACTCACCATTTTTTCTGATGAAAGTTCCTTTAGAAGTTTGTTCAGTAAATATATTTGCAGCCCAAGGTTCGATGCCTGGTGATACATGACCTGCTAGTTTAGAATTACTAACAGTTGGTGCAACTGCTCTTAAGTGTGTGTTCCTAAACCCACTTTCATTACACCACAATGGTTCACCTAATTCAGTAGCCATATCTCTTGATGCTCTTTCTGATTCAATTTTCATTTGAGAGAAAATTTTACGAGTTTCAAATTGAGCCTCCATTCCTTCAAATGTAATACCTTTTTGTTGTAGATAAGTGTGCCATCCTAAAACTCCTAATCCTAATGCTCTACCTTTTTCTGCAGATGCAACGGCGTTTTCAAATCCTCTCATGTTTTTTGCTCTTTGAATAAACTCTGAAAGTACACCATCTAAAAACCATGTTGCGGTGTAAACTAAATCAGTATCTTTCCATTCATCATATTTAGCAAGATTTACTGAGGATAAACAACAAACAAATGAGTGGTTTTCATCTGTATGTAGTGTTATTTCTGAACAGATATTAGTCATGAATACTTTTAATCCATTCTTTTTGTACATATCAGGATTTTGTTTGTTTACATTACCCTTGTACATGATATAAGGTTCACCAGTTGCCTTTCTTTTTTGAAGTAATTTACCCCACTTTCTTCTAGCCTCAGGTTCACCATCTTCTAACTTTCTCATAAACTTATCACCAACGATTGCACATTGATGTAAGTTAAGTGATTGTCTATTTACATCACCTTTTGGTTCTCTGATTTCTAACCAATCTTCAAAATCTTTGTGTTCTATGTTAAGATTTACAGATGCTGCTCCTCTTCTTACTGAACCTTGATTGGTAGCAAGGATTGTAGAATCATATATCTTACAAAATGGTACAACACCATCTGATGTTCCATTCTGATTAATTACAGTACCTGCAGGTCTAATCATATTTACACCTATACCTACACCACCACCATGTTTTGCAAGTAACATTAGTTCTAAATTCTTTTTACCTATCTCGTAGATACTATCACCCACATCGATACCAAAACAACTGATTGGTAATCCTCTATCAGTGCCAGTATTTGAAAGAACTGGTGTTGCTAAATTTAACCAACCTTTCCAAATATAATCAAAAAATTTTGTTGCTAGTTGTGGTTTATTTAATCTTTGTGCAACCTTTGTTGCAACCCTCCAATACGCATCTTTTGGTTTTTCACCAGGTAATAGATATCCTTTTGATATGGTTTTAACATATATTTCTGTATTACCCCATGAAGGAAAATCAACATCGATTTCCCACCCGAATTCCTCGCCGTAGTTTTTTGTAGCCATAATTTTTATTTAAAATAAATCTTCCCAATCTTCACCTTCGTTTGCTTTACTATAATCAGTAGGTCTGATAGCGAAGAAATCTGTGTGAGTGTGTCCACCTGTTAGGTGATAGAACCAATCTAAGTTCTCTGATTTTTCTTTATCGTAATCGAAGATACCTTCGTATCCTAATTCTTTTAACTTAGAATTTGTTCTTGCTTTAATAAATTCTTTTAAGTCATCTGCTTTTAGATTTTCCAAATCGCCCATCTCAAACATTTTGTCAATAAACTTAATTTCGAGTTCAACGATTAATCTAGCTGCTTCTTCAATGGAATCTTTACATTGTTCTTTCAATTCTGGATATTCATCACACATATGTCTGAACAACTGACAACCCATTTTAGAATGTAATGATTCATCTCTTACACTCCACTTCATTTGTTGTCCGATTCCTTTTAATTTGTTTCTCATTTGAAAAGAGTACAATACAGCAAAGGAAGAGTAGAGTGAAACACCTTCAGCAAATGCTGAAAAGATTGCTAAACTTCTACCCACCTCTTGTCTTGCTTTTTCATTAGTTGCAAGGTCTGTATGTTTCCATTCTGCGGAAGTTTCTGTAAGTAGCTCGAATTTTTCGGCTACTGCAGGTTCATGTAAAAATGCTGAGAAATTATCTAATCCTAAAGTTTCATTCAAGTAAGAATACGCAGTTGCGTGAATGGTTTCTTGTGAACCAAACATCATCGCCATCTGTCTTATCTCATGTTTTGGAAACCAATCGGTAACCATATTAGTCCAATAATCAGATACTGCACATTCTGTTTGTGCGAATCCTAATAAAATATTACCCACTAAATTCTTTTCTGCATCAGTTAAAGTTTCATTCCAATCTTTAACATCCATTTGCATAGGAATTTCTGTGTGTAACCAAAATGCTTGTGCTTGTTTTAACCAACCCTCATTGTAGTATATTGGGTATTCGAATGGTTTAAACGGTACTCGTTCTGTAAATAATTTGCTCATTTGTAACCTGTTTTTTTATTTGTTTTCTTCCACAGATGCTTTTCGATAATCTGTAACTAATTTTTTGATTTCTCCAATGGCCTTTCTTGCTCTTGATTTTGCTGCCTTAGAAGTTCCATTGTGTTCTGATTCAAATTCTGTAAATAATTCTTTGATTTGTTCGAAAAGTTCTTGTGATTTTGCCATAATTTAATTTCCTTTATTTATAAGTGTTCGTGAATATAACTATAATATATATCTAAAAAAATTGGTGATTTTTAAAATATTTTTTTTATTATACACTATCCCATATTTTCTACATACTTTTTATGTAGTAATTGCCTTCTTTCTAATTGACCAGATGCTGCCTCTTTGGTAGAAAGTATGCCCTCAGCGGAAGTACCATCATATACTTCAATGAAACCTGTATTGGTATCCATTTTACATGGGAAGGTAATTCCATCTGGTCCGAATCTGTTTTTCATAATATGTGCTCGAGCAGTATTGTTGAGTTTATCTTTACTCTTTCTACTCCAACTCATAATAAAATCAGCATTCATTACTTTTGCATATGAATCTGCTATTTTATCTGCCTCGATAACTTCAGAATCAATAGCAGAACGGTTGGTTTGAGATGCAGTCCAAATAGGAATACCAAGTTCACCACTCATTCCTCTTAGGTCGATGTAAACACCACCTTGTTCTGCATATGTGGAATCTGATTTATTAGAATAAGATAAAAGTAAATCTGCATAATCAACAATAATAACATCGGGCCTGTTATCTGTTGCTATCATCTTATCAATATGTTGTTGTAACTTTTTTACACTAACACCCTTTGGAGGAAAATACTTAATTAAAAGTTTTCCTTCAAGGTTTTTGATTTTCCCTTTTACTTCGTCTTTCTTATCCTTCAATTCTGCAGAGGGTATTTTAGTGAATACTGTATCATACCTTTGTCCAACATAATTTTCTGATAATTCCATTGTGTAGTGGACTACACTCAAACCTTGCCGCACTGCTGATGCTCCAAGTGCTGTAAGAATCCATGTTTTACCTACACCTGATGGTGCAACTACAACCCCTAACTCACCTGGTCCTAATCCACCATCCATTAAATCGTTTATAGGTTTCCAATCTGAAGGAACTGTATCTCTTTTTACATCTTCTGCCCTAATATCATAATCTTCTATATAATCATGTCCTAAATCAGTTTCAGTACCAACTTTCATTGCTCTATCTACTAAATCTTTGATTCTATCAAAGTTACCTGCTTTTAGTAAATCTACTGATTGGAGGATTACATTTTTAAGATTTTGGTTTCTACAAAAAGAAGTGAATTCTTTTTTGATATAATCTAAATCAACATTACCAACTTGTGTAAACACATGTCTAAGTTGTTCTACTACTGTAGTTTTTAGAATATCATTATCAAGTTTTGATACTTGAGCCTTAAATACATCTAATGTAGGTGGTTTTCTAAACTCTTCATGATAGTCAACTATCTCATCAACTATCCATTTATTTGCTTCAGATTCGAAAAATCTTGGATTTAAAATCTCACTAAGAGTATCCAAGAATTTTTCATCTGTTAACAATGCCGATACAACTTTACTTTGAAATGATTGCCCGAATTTAGCTAAGTTGTCTTGTTCTGTCATTTAATAATTTTAATCTGTAACTATATTTCCGAATGTTGTTTTTAACCAGTCGTTTATATCTCCCATGTTATTAACAACTTTATATTTTAGTAGAACTTTCATGAACTCCATTTTGTTTAATGGTTTGACTTTTTCATCAAACTTCTCTACTATTTTCATTTTTATTGAGCCACTTATATCAACATCCTTAAGTTGCATAAGTTTTTCGTTCATGATGATTTGTTCTTTTGATTTTAGAATATCATCATATAATTTGATTTTTCCCTTCTTTTCATCTGCAAGTTGAAGTAACTCATCAGATGATATAGTTCTATCCTCAGTCAACTCAGGAAACCTTTTTAAAAGAGTTTTGATTCCACATCCTCTTACACCTGGAATGTTATCACTTGTATCTCCATCGAGAATACGATAAATCAAAACATTACTTGGGTGTAATCCTAACTCTTCTTGAACTAATTTTTGGTTGTAAATTTTCTTTTTTGTTGGTGACCAAACTATTGTTTTCTCATCTACTAATTGTAGGAAATCCTTATCAGTAGACATTAAAACTGCTTGTTCATCTTCTTTTAGAATATCGGTAGTTATGTAAGCCATAACATCATCAGCCTCAACTGAATCATACATCATGAAAGAGACAGGAAGGTGGTCAAGAATGTCTGCGAGCCAAACATATTGCCTTTTCATTGATTCACGCTCTTCTTCTTCGTTCATCAAATCATTGTAGGCACGATTTATTTTAAGTTTACTTTTAGCACGATTTGCTTTGTAACCTTTGTAAATCTTTTTTCTTTTGTGTGAACCACCTTGCCCATCGAATACAACAACAACTCTACTTGGTTGAGTTTGTCTAATTGCGTAACCTATTGAACGAAGTACTCCTGTCACTGCACCAACATGGTCTCCATTATCGTTGAGTGTAGGAATAGATGTCCAACATCTTATAAAGGTATTCAATCCATCGATAATTAGTACACGAGAATTTTTGTGTCTATCGATATTCTGGTTGTGTTCCTTTTCAACCGAAGTTAAAATGTTTTTGTATAATTCTTTCATTAAAGTACTTGTTTATTTGAAAAATATTTATCTAAAGTTTCTAATCTTTCATCTGCAGATGCCAATAATTTCAAAGCCTCTGTTGCGTTATCCCAATAATCTTTTGTGGAATGGTCTCCAATTCCAGCAGGAAAATCTTTGATTAACTGCAACGAAAGTAATGCCTTATTTTTATCAGCCTCAGCCTCTGATTTTAACATTTGATAAAGTTTCGTATCAATTTTAGCCATAATAATTAATCATTTTCACCAGGAGCCTCAGTATCTACTTCCATAGCATCTATATCAAGTGTATCGTTTTTATACTGAAGTATTGTTTGTTCACAAATTCTTTTATAAATCTGTTCTCTCAACTCTACTTTTTCTCCCATCATAGGAATGAAATCCTTAGATTGGAATTTAAAAACTTCACCTGTATCGATATCTACATATTCATACCATGCACCTGCTTGTTTTACAATTTTGTTTTCTTTCATAACTCCAAGCCACGAACCATAATTATCAATACCTCTTTCAAAATATATCTCAAAATCTGCAGCCCTTAAAGGTGGGCCCATTCTATTTTTTACGATTTGTGCTCTCACCTTAATTCCAACAGTTCTATCTTTACCATTTACTTTGGTTTTAATCTGACCCATATTTTTGAGTCTGATTCTAACAGAACTATGGAACGCCAACGCCTTACCACCACTCGTAGTCCAAGGGTCACCAAACATTACTCCCATCTTTTGTCTAAGTTGGTTAGTAAACACAAGAGAAATCTTTTGTCTACCAATCATGTTTGTGATTTTCCTCATCGCCTTCGAGATGATAATCGCCTTATCAGTCGCATATCCATCTTTATTGTAATCTGCAGCCAACTCATTTTTAGTTGATGCCGCTGCAACTGAATCTACTACTATAGTAACTAATTTGTCTCTATCAGCAGTTCTTACCTTTTCAATTATAGTTTCACAATAATCAAAAATTTGTTCAACTGAATCAGCAGATACATAAAGTAATTTCGAGACATCTACACCAATGGCATCTAAAAATTCTCTACTCACCGCAGTTTCAGTATCAATAAGAACAGCAACTCCACCTTTCTTTTGTGTTTCAGCAAGGAGGTGTGCTGCCAATAGTGATTTACCACTTTGTTCTAAACCTGTAATTTCAGTTATTCTACCAACTGGTAGACCACCATAAGGACGATTTGATATCGCAACATCCAACATAGCAGTTCCTGTCGAAATCCAACCTTCTACATTTGTAGGTGCCTCATCCGAATCTAAAAAGAATGCAACTTTTTGGTCTTTTGCCTGTTTATTTAGAGTATCCGCTAGGATATCTGCTAAATCCAAATCTTTTTTCTTAGCCATTTAGTGGGTATTAGTTGTTAAACAAATCATCAAATGCCGATGCAACATCATCTGTTTTCTTAGTTGCTTTTGGCTTATCTTCATCTACATCAAAAGGTAAATCATCAGTTTTAGTATTCTCTGTAGTTCCAAGAGTTTCTGCAGCAACTGATTCATCACCATCTTCGTTTCTTTCTGTAGTTGGATTTAACCATCCTTCTAATACATTCTTTAACTCATCATAAGATAACTCTGAGTATAATTCTGTAATTTCAGTTTGAGTATCCAAAAACTTAGTAACATCTTCTTTAGAAGCAGATAAAGGTGTTTGGTTAGGTTTAACTCTAATAGTTGTAGTAGGATATGTAGTACCAGCCTCTTCTGCAGATTTGTATTCGATTGTTAAATCTCTACCATTTGCAGGGTCGGTGATATCACCATAATCGGGGTCTGCAATATATCCAAGAATTTCTTGATATACAGTTTTACCAAATCCCCAAAATTTCACTCCTTCTCCCTCTTGTCCTCTAACTAATACAGGTACAAAAGTTCTTAACTTAGGCTCCATCTGTTTTGCAGCCTTCCAATCTTCTTTATCACCCATTCTCTTTAGTTTATCCGCAAACTCTACAATAGGGTCTGGTCTACCAAATGATTGTGGAGATAAATAAGTTTTGTTGTTAATGTTGTAGTGAAAGTAAAGTTCGATGAAAGGATTATCTTTGTCGAACTTGTAAGGTACGATTCTAACTTGGGATTTACCAGGTGTTGGTTTCCAAAGTGAATCTGACTTTTTTTGAGTATTCTGAAGTTTATTCAGTCTACCCTTAATTGCGTTAATATCAATTCCCATAATGTTTCAATTTTTAAATTTAAGTGTTTAAGTTTTATAGTTTAGTTTTAAGTGCGTTTCTTACACTTGGTGTAAATATATATATGCTATTTTTTTAAAAACGAAAGATTTATTTCGCCCATTTTTTCCTTTGTACAATTTGTGATATTACACCATAAACAGATAAATCTTCGTAAGTATCTTGAATATTTTCACCTACTTCATCTGGCTGTCCTTTTACCACTAATTGTAATAATCTTTGAATCTTATCATTCTTCCTAAACCAAAGACCTGTAAGTGCAACTTTGATATCATCTTCGGTTTCTAAAGGTGTACCAACTGATATGTTACCAGGCCCATAATTCCTCTGTTTTTTACAGAAGGTTTCATACATTTCATCAAGGATGTCTTTAAATTCTTGTGTAGTTTGTGGGTATTTCTCTTC